CGGGAAGCTTGGGGGGAGAGTATTCAGGCGACATCCACCTCTACATCAACGGACAAAAACTGGTGGGAGAAGTAAAGTATAGGGACAAGTCTAACTTCCCTAGCCCTTTTAGTGTTCTCGAGAACAGAGACATTGCATTCTATAAAAGACGGAGGGGAACTCCGCAAACCCTAGTCATAATGACTGGCGAACAATTTCAGCAGCTAATGGAGAACAGCTATGCCGACACTGACGGAAAGATTTAATCAATACCATCGAGACAATCCACAGGTCTATGAACTGTTTAAGAAGTTTACATTCATGGCAATACGACGAGGCCACAAGCGATTGTCAGCATGGATGATTGCAAACAGGATTCGATGGGAGACTTCAATCGAAACGTATTCAGTTGAAGAATACAAAATCAGCAACGATTACATCGCATTGTATGCTCGTAAGTTTATGCAAGATCACCCATCGTATGATGGATTCTTTAAGATCAAAGAAATGAAGAGGGCATAATGAAGAATGAACCAAAAGCAGTAGGTAGGTACGTCAAGGATGATGTGTGGGCAGCAAGTGTTTCTCGCGGATCGCATGAGATATACAAGCAAGACCTCGAGCGCACCAAGTCATGGCAACCTGATTCATTCCGCATCAATGCTGAACGCATTCGTGCTGGGGAACTGGTTGCTGATCACTGGTTGTTTGGGAGGCAAGCTGCTGGCATGATTGTTATGGGGTATATTTCTGAATCCGAATTGGAACCTCATCGCCAAGCATTGCTCGCAGAACATGCAAAGCATCGTGACTACTGGGTTGATACCGAAGACAAAGATGGCAATCGTGTTCGCTTCAACCCATACGAAGATATCAAAGCAGAGCTATATGCCAAGCATGAGGCTGCAATGGAAAACGCTCGCAAAAGTAATGCTTGATATTACTGCACACATGCAGTAGCTTAGTCTTTATAAATAAAGGAGAACACAATGAATCGCAAAGGATTCATAGGCGGTAGTGACTGCGTAAAGATTATGCAAGGTGACTGGCTGGGCCTATGGCAAGTAAAGACAGGTCGTGCTGAACCTGAAGATTTATCACGCAACCTCGCAGTTCAGATGGGCATACACACAGAAGAGTTTAACCTTTCTTGGTTTGAGGTTGAGCGCAACGTCACAGTGCGGGGACAACAAACGGAGTTCAAAGCAGATGTTGGAGGAGTGCCTGTTGTGGGGACTGTTGATGGTCTCGTTGATCGGTGCATTGTAGAGTGCAAGCACACCAATTCATACAACACCATGAGCAAAGTGGTTGATTACTACATGCCACAGTTGCAAACATATATGCACATTGCTGATGCAGAAGGTGCGTATCTCAGTGTGATTTTTGGTAACAGTGAATGGGACAGTGTGCATGTCGAAAGAGATGAAGAGTATTTCAATTCAATGTGGGCAGTGGTGTCAGACTTCTGGGGTTATGTTGTTCGCGATGAAGAGCCGCTTGGTGTTAACGTATCGCCACTCTCAATCGACAGTATACCACTGGACAAAATGGTCGCTCGAGACGCCTCGACAGACAACCAGTTCGTTGATGCCGCAGTCACATACGTCAATGGCTACGAACAAAACAGAACGTGGGAGAACTCAAAAAAAGACCTCAAAGCAATGGTCGCTGATAACGAACGAGAAGTTTACTGCGACTACCTAACCATCAAACGTGACAAGCGTGGATCACTACGCATAACCAAAAGATAGGAGAACATCATGTCAGTATGGGAAACACTAAGCAAGATCGATGTATCTGCATACACAGAATCCAAGAACGGATTTACATATTTATCATGGGCGCATGCATGGCGTGAGATCAAGAATATCTACCCGCAAGCTACGTTCAATAAACATTTGGACAACGATGGCACACCAGTGTTCATGGATCGCAATGGTAATGCGTATGTCGTTGTATCTGTATCGATCCAGACAGAAGATGAGCTAGCAACAGCAACAGAAGTATTCCCTGTGCTAGACTTCAAGAACAAAGCTATAGCTAACCCCAATGCCTTTGATGTGAACAAAGCATTACAGCGTGGGCTTACAAAGGCTATGGCGTACCTAGGACTAGGATTCTACATCTACGTTGGTGAAGACCTACCCGAAGGTGATGGGGCAAGCGAGACCCCCAAGTCTCGAGCGCAGTCCCCAGCACCAGTAACTAAACGCAACAAAACTAATTGGTAAAGGAGCCAGAAGCTATGGCAGATTACGATCCAAACAACAATGGTGCAGCATTCCCACCATTCGATGACATGAACATGATCCTTCAGGGTAAGATCAATGTCGAAGGGCGTGACAGTAAGTACGTTATTGTTCGTCGTGAAACACGAGATGGCAAAGAAATCATGGAGGTCTATGAAAAAGTAGGAGCCATGTTCCCAAACGACAACCCCAAAGAATCCGCACCTAACTACACAGGTTCGCTCTACAAAACCGATGACAAACAAATGCCATACACACCGCCAACAACTGATCGTCGGATTGCTGCATGGCGCAGAATGAAAGACGATAAACCATACCTATCGTTTGTAATCAGTGAGCCACAAAATCGAAATGATAACTTGCCTAACGACGACATTCCATTCTAATCTAAGAACGTTCTCTCTGGGGGGATACACTGCTCGTCGTAGCCTATTGCCTCAATACCTCCCAGCAACTGGTCAGCCCTTGGGCTGGCCTTTTTTATAGGAGCAGCAAATGACAGAACTAAAACCAGCAGAACAACACATCTTAAAATACTTGCGTCAACAGGTCGATCGATTGCAAGATGAACGTTACCGCACAGACGCAAGACCAAGCATTGCAAACGAAATCTATGCAGCTCAACAAGAACTAAAGCGGTATGTCTCAGAACTACGCAAAAAGGGATACAACATCTAATGACAAACTTAGAAAAAATGATGGCAGATGCCAAAGAATGCAACAAAAAACTAAGAGTTGAATCGACATTCAAAGACTATAAAAAACACCCGCCAAACAAACCAGCGTCAACCAAGCGCATGGGAATGGGAGTAACACAAGGAAAAAACTGGCGAAACCACAAGCTAACAGATCAAGAGGTTTCAGATATTAAATACTATCTATCAAAAGGATGGTGTGTAACTTCTACTGCTACGATAGTTGGTGTTTCTGTAAGCACAGTAAGAAGATTCAAGTAATCGTGTGGGCGGTGCTTATTACTGTGAAAAATAAGCTAAGAACAGACTGTGGATTGCTCTACCGCCCACCAATATTTTAAACCATAAGTTCAAAGTGAGGTCCATCCAAAAATGGACGACGACCCTCACTTCTTCTAAGATCAATATATGCGTTCATTGCATCTTCAGCAGAGCCTTTATATGTGCGTATATCACCCTCGCTCCACGCTGCACCCCACTTAATTGACGCGCCAGTCTCTTTGGCTGCCGCTGCCATCGCATCGCATATCTCATCATAAACATTCAACTCCCAGCAAACCTCACCATCAACATAGGCTAAAACATCCACAGCATGTGAGTACTCATCACTCTGTGGAATATGTTTGCTGTTCATTGTTTGAGATCGACCCGTTGCTACCAATCTCTTTTGTTGCTCAAGAGTGCGTAGACCACAAGTGATGCCAAAGTCTACTCGGCTTAACTTGATTGCGAGTTTAACTGTTTCAACAAGATCAGGTCTAACTCCCTCGAGCTTACCCAAGCTGCGTTTAGATAATTTAAAGCTCATGATTTCTTTAACCCCCGCATCGTACGGATTCCAAACGATGCCGCTATTGAAGCGTACATTCCCCATTGAACCCATAATGGTGTTGTCTCCAAATTAGCAAACCCTATTGCCATTACATCCTGCATAGACGGTATAAAATTGGCAACTAAAATTAAAACAAAAACTATCGTCCACAGTTCATCTTTCCAGCTATCCTTACTGGCTTCGATAGCAGATTGCTCCCAGTCCATTTCACCAGTGGCTTGCTTTAGCTTAATTTCTGCGTTTGCTTTTTGCACCGCAGTCTTACCATCGATGTAGCTAGTAGCTAACCCACCAACCGCAGATATAATCTGACCAATCATTAAGACCCCCGATCTGTCTTAGCTTCCTTGTTCATCCAGATTCCAAAGCATCCAGTCAGCGCACCCATGCACACAGAAACAAGACCAGCTTGACCGTTGCTAGGATCAGGCAAAGACATGTACCAGTGAACGCTTTGGTAAGTTAAGATCGTCACGACCAACATCATCAGTCGTGGAAAGATTTTA